AACCGAACAAACATTGGTGCCGAAGTACCCAACAACTAATTACCCATTTACCGCTCAGTTTTTTATAAAAACTAGGTCAAGTATCTAGTCCCGCTTCAGGGTTATGACCTAGCCCACCCGATAGCCGAGGGTGTCAGTGTGTTACTGAGCCACATATCAGATGCCAAGGATGGTCTTGAGGTCCTTCATGTTTTCTCTACGTATGGCATTCATAGCAGAGTAACCAATCAAGTTGATAATGGTGGCTGAACGCTTGAATTTGCCGACCACACTTTCCACGTAGGCTAAAGGGGTAGCCTTCCAGGATCTTTCCAGCAACGGGACGTTTATCACACCACCTTCAAACAGGGCATCTGCCACTGCAGTAGCGTGATCTCGCAACGACTCGTCTCTGTAGGAAGCCAGAAACCGTGAAAACTGGGTTGCATTGTCTTCAAGCCATTTCACCACCTTCATTTGAAGTCTGTTCTCGATAATGACTGGGGTATTTATCCTCACTCGCAAAGGATCACGCAAGATGGATAAATTGTCACGAACTACAACTCCCAGCCTCATCAGGCGTATCACATACATCCTATATTCGGGGTAAGTCCTGACCATGCGGTTCATCATGGCCAGGCCCTCGGACGTAGCGTTACTTGAGGCATTGGTGGTTAATGCTTGCAAAGAAGTCACACCTAGGCCACCAAAGGATTTGGGAGTAATCATCTTCAACGCCAAGTCAACAGGGGATACCACACTCATCGACCTACGGCACCACCTGTGGACATTCTTGATAATGGCATGTGCCATCATGGTGTACGTGACCACCCAATCTGCGCCGTCCTTCACTGCGCCTTGAGCGGTGGCGTAAAGCTGGTCGTTTTCTTCGGAGATGGTGGCTGCAGCGTTCTCATAGTCAGGCATCAGACGCATCAGGGCCTTCACACCCTGAGGCATTTTCATCCCGCGGTAATAAAAAGCAGCCAAGATCTCACCCCCCTTACGGCTAACTACGGTCTTGGAAGGCTTACAGGCTTGCCCAGCTGCTGCATACACCTCCTGCATCACTTCCATGAAGGCGGCAGCGTTGGCACGGGCCTCTTCACCGCGACCGGTCGCTGCAATCTTGATGGCCCCGTCGTCGATGAAGACCACGAGGTCGCTCTTTCCTGCAATCAGTCCACGTTCTCTACCGATGCGTGCCGCGGTCGAGAGAAGGTCAACATGAAACATGGTCATCATTTTACCCCGAAAGCCCTCAAGGTCCACACCAGGATTTTTCCACTCGTATCGTAACCCCGATGTGGTGTGGATGATATCGGAGGTACAACCAATCCTGTAGAGTGAAGCGATAGCTGGGACAGAGTATGCTACAGCCCACCATTCATGGTAGTTCTCGGTGACCTCGGGATTTGACTGTGGTGAGAACTTGGCCAAGTCAAAGGTGAGGATGTAGATGGTCACGTCCACACCAGCCGGAACCGCATCTATTTCTCCATGCAAGTCCATCACTGATGCACACAACCTAAGTTTGTCGGCTGTGTTCTTGCCCATCAACGAACATGGGTAGTATTTGGCAACGTTCGACAGATTAGCTTCCAGCTCACCCAACAAGGTTCTCTGGATGGGTGGTGCCATGTAAAACAGACGGGAATCCGGTTTCTGAGCCTCAGGTTTGTATGCAACTCGGACAAAGTTGTCTTCAGTGATATTACCTTGGGCGAAAGACTGGAGATCTGTCACAGTGTCCACGTTGTGACCCTCCGCCATGTACCAAAGCAGGTATGATTTCTCGGCCGCTTTGGTCTTCATGTCCAGTTCCTTGGCTTTAGACTGCGCGACAGTGGTTTTGTCCTTGATTTGCGTCACGATATCATTACCCATTTGGTGGTAAACAAGACACCCCGTGGGATCCCAGTCCAGAAGTTCCTGCCTGGTGAAAGTTGGCCCCCTCACGTCCATAGTGTCTGGCCAACGACCGTAGTGCCTCTTGAATGCGTACACCAAATTTGCCTTCCGTTCTTCTACGATGCGATCCCACAATTCTTTGGTTTTGGGATCAGCATCCTTGGAGAGACCGCTTGACCGGTGGTTGTTGTGCAGCTTCTTGATGCCATAAGGAATGCGTGTGGCATCAAAATCCGGTGGTGGCATCCACTTGTAGGTATGAACCACTTCCATAGCCATGACTGGTCCCATGGCTCTGAGTTTGTCCAAAGCCTCATCTAGCGGCACAATCTGGTGCAGACGATCGCTGATGTAGTCGGCACGCTCACCATCAACCGCCACTGTGAACTCACTGTCCAACAGCTCCATCTGAAAGACCGTACGGACTTTGGCGAAGGCTTTGGCTACAATCTGGGCATTGAGACCTCTTGCATTGCCAGCCTGGTCTATGGTGTAATTGACCCACTCCATGCAACTCAGCACCTCGGCCTTGTTGTAGGATCTTGTGTAGTAGTCGATCAGGTTGGCGATCCTAGCACAGGCTCCGACTAAGTAGCTCATGTGTATCTTGGCTAGCACGAAGCCTTCCGAGTTGTAACCCTCCCTGCCCCGAAACACATGCACATCCTTATAGCCGAATCCAGCCAAAGGCTGTATTCCAGGACCAAAGAACTTGACCGGATCAATGATTTCCGGCGCATCCTGGTGCGGTTTGGCTATCACCCGGAGAAACTTGAAGCTCTCTGAAGCGTCTTCGAAGGAATGCTGCAGCTTGTCATAAGACATGTCCCTCTGAGCAGCGCGCTCCACGAACCGACGTGAATTAATTTGGGTTGATGGTGCCATAAGCTTGAGGAAGTTGTCAAGTGCATCTTGAGCAGCATCTCTGTCATAGGATGGCCTTAGGTTGAACAAGCCGTCTCGTATCATACGAATGATCCGGTAGACAGCAGGTAGACCAGTGTGCCAGTGCTTGACAGCTGTGTAGTAAGGGATCTCGTCCTCTGGCAGCTCTATGTCATCGTCAACCACAGGCCATGCACACTCGGCGGCTACGGCGTCCCAACTCTCCTCGAAGGCCTGGGAAACCATGTCAGAATTGCATTCCAGGTAGGCAGAAGGTGGCTTGGTCACAATTTGGCTGAACATTTTGGGACCCAGCTGCCATATCGACTTGTACAGATCCAACCTTTGGGAATCCGAGGACCAGACCGACATGTTGGCGACAAAGACGTTGGTTTAAAAAAAGAGACCATCCAATAGTGTGTTGGGTACTCTTGACCAGGGTTCTTTGTCTGGGGTATTTGCTG